TAAGCATTTTGCAGCCGATTCGCCCAATCTTTGCAAGTCGGGGCAGCATCAGCCTCAAGGTAAATCCAAGGCTGCTCATTCTTCAGCCGAGCCAGATTCATCACCGCATGGTAGAAGCAAATGTTCTGGTTCACCACGGAGTTAGGGTCAGTCAAATCTGTGGTAACTTGAGCAATGTCCACCTTGCCAAAAGTGTTCAGCAGACGGTCATATTCCTCTTGGGCGACCTTTTTTACGTTTGGAGCGTAAATAATGGTAGCTGTATGGTCAAGGAGTCCGCCAAACTGGATGAGTAGATCGTTGCGGAGCTTGAAGCGTTCAGAATCGTGGGTGGTGACAGGTAAAACAATGTTCATGTAGTGGGATGCCCAGCGTTGAGCATAGCAAGCCTAAACTTAGCGTAGGAACTGTCAAGATGACTTTTATCAAAGAACTCAGGAACCCGTTCAGCGTTGAACTCCATGAGTAACTGCTTGGCCTCGGCATTGCTTAGTTCGGGTTTTTGCTGCCGAATCATCGAAATAGCTGCATTGGGGTGCATCAAGTTTTTGGGCAAACCGTGATACTGCCAGCCACCGGGAGGTGTCTCCAAGCCTTCTGGCATGACTATTTCTGCCTTGATATAGGCTTCACCAGAACCGTCAATGGAGGGCAGATTAACCGCCCCTGTTCCGATGTATTGACCGTTCACACCGGGGTAAATGCAGTCTGGCAACCATAGGCAAGCCTCTTGGATTCGAGGGTGTTTCAAACCTTCCGCAATCGTCATGGACACAGACTGGTTACCAATGAACAAGCTGCTGCCAGCAATCAGATGGGCCAATTCTAGCATGTCTTTGACCCTGACACGCTCAATATCTCCAAAGTGGCTGAATGCCTCGTATTCCTCATCCAGTCCCACAAAAACAAGACGTTTGCCGTAATGTTTGACGATTTTAGCCCAAGGGAACTTGTCATTATGGTAACGGGGGCTGCGATTGACCACGATTCTGCCGTGGGGTTTTACGTCAAAAAGCGTCAACCAAGGACGATCAAACCTCGGAACGTCTGCCAAGAATCCAAACATTTTGGCGTGTCGGGCATGGACTTCGGCCAAGTTGGAGAATCCGTCATGCAAACTACGGTGGCGGAAATCCTCTGAACGCCAATCACATTCGTTTGGCCTTCCGATGCGGACAGCTTTGATGATAGGCTGGCTTTCAAGGAACGGACGGATGAACTTCTCACGGGCCACAATGCCTTTGGTCATCCCATCGTCCCAAAGATGGTAAATGGTAGGATTTCCTCGATAAACAAGGGGCGCTAAAGACACAACGCAGTCACCTAAATCGCCGCTGCTGGATACCACCACGGAGGGCAAATCAATGTTCACTTTGATTGGTTTTACTGCATCCTCAACGGACAGGTAATTGCCATCATACTTATGTTCCACAAAGTTCCACGCCACGGTATCCTCAAAGACTTCCTCGGTGCAATGGATTCCTTCAATGCCAATGTGCTTAGACCTTGAGGCTGTTGGAACGATGCAATGCAGATCGTTCTTTGGCATAACCCGAAGCTGGAGATTCCAGTCCCAGCCTGCGGGAGATTCATCCTCTTTCCCACTGGAATAATCAAAATCCCAAGTGTCTTTGAGGTATTTGTTCCACACATGGGGCCATGTTCCCCAGATGTTGCCTGTGAACTCGGTGACTCGATGCCATGTCGCGGGATTCTTGTTGGCCTTATCGCCCACCCATTTAGCACAGATCGCCATTGTTTTCTCGTCGCCATGCAGATTCCAACGGCTTGTTCCCCAAAGGAAGTCAAGAATGTCTGGCGAAACAAGAAAGTCGTCCTCGCCAAGAATGGTGAAGAGTGCGCCCTCAATGCGGAAACAGTGGTCAAACAAGTGCCAAGGATTGCGTAGGACACCTAGCTTTTCCTTGTTGAAATGCTTGATGACAGGAACCGGAGACTTGGCTGCAAACTCGTCAATGACAGCTACGCATTCATGCCTCTTGTCCGTAGGCTCAATGAAGAAGTGAACTGAGGACAAAAGCGATAGGTTGGTCTTGAGCCAGCTATCCAGCGTAGGCTTGAGATACTGCGGACGATCAGCGCAGGTGAAGGCCAGAATGGTCTGGCTTTGCAAGCGTCCCAAGGTCGTAGCCCCATGCTCATAGCGTTCCTTGGAGTTGGACTTGCGAGCCACATCATCTTCCTCGCCATAACCTTGTGAGGGGTTAGCGTGAAGAAAACCAAGGTCAATCTTACCTCTTTTTGTGGCGTCCACATAGCCCCAGCGTTTTGCAACTTCGGTGAACCAGTTGTCGCAATAGACCGACTTGAAGGACGGGTGCCACAAGTAGCCCATTGCTTCGTAGAAACGCTTAGACACGATGGGATGGCAAATCAGTTCATCTTTTCGATGCTTGTCGCCAACGTGCAGGATGTCTGCCCCATTGCTCATGTAGGACTCAATGATCTGATCCCAAGCATGAGCGGGATGCCAGTCATCATCTAAGGCAACTAGCACATCGCCAGTCGCTTCTTCAGCAGCTTTGTTCCATGCCGCTACAACGGTGTTCTCATTGGAGATCACCGCATCAGGAAACGCAGCTTTGCCAGCCTCGTCATCATGGTCAACGCAGGTGATGATTTCAATGTTGGCTGAGTTGTCCGCACGTCCGAGCCATAGCTGTTGACATTTCTTAGCGGCTTCAGGACGACGAGTGGCGTGCAGGAGACTGATTTTCATATTTGATTCGCCCATCCACCACCAAATGTGATGAGTCGGCTTTGAGGTAAGGTGGATTGAGTAGGTTTTTGAGTCAAAAAGCTCAAGCTAAATTCGTTGTTGCCGGGGCGTTGTCGAAGCACGACTGCGGCTTTTTCGTTTGATGAAAGGTTGTGTCGAACACGCGCAACGTGTAGGCACATAAGGGCTGCGTCTGCCAAGTCCGGGGATTTCTTGGTTCGCAATCTCATGTCCTTTTTGGACTCGATTTGAACCACGCCAGCTTTTTCCTGATACGTTCGTGAAACCAATTCGGCCACCACGTCTGGTTTCAACCCTTTAAGTTGCCCTGTGCGAACAAGTTCTCGGCCCACATACCAAAGTTCAGAAGCCATGTTGAAGAAGCGGTCACACCCTTTGCGGTTATCGTTTCGAGAAACTGGCATATCAGAGCCTCTGCCGGAGAACTTGATGTTAATGAAGCCAAGGCCAATCTCGCGTGCAATCAAGGCTCCAAAAGGTTCACCACCACCTGTTGCGTCAATGGCAAAGTTTCGCACATCTACTTTATGCTCTCGCAGTTTTTCTTTGGTAAGTTGAACCACCCATTCAACTTTGGAAATACTCTTGTTCGTGATGTCTTCATCCAGCACATAAAGATGGGTAAGCTCGAACACTTTTTGTTTCGTCTGAGTGTCCACATTGACAGCGATGCCTGACTTTCCAATAGCCAAAGCAGCACGGTCACCTCCATGCACGAAGCCGGGGTCAAGCGCAGCAACAATGACAGGAGGCTCAACCCATGTGGCGCAAGGACGATCAGCCCCATATTTGACGATTTCCGTCTCGGTGTAGATCGAATCAAGGTCGCCAGCAGGACTCCAAAAACCGCGAATCTGCTCGTAGTAGCCCTTCGTCTTGGTTCCAATCGGGCCAATCTGTTGCAGCTTTTCAAGGGTAAGAAGCCCCTTCCAGCGTTCCTCACCAAGAACCACGTTTGGCGATTTCTCACCGTCAAATCGGATACAATACCCCTTGAGGCCAAAAGGCTCAATCTCGGTTTCCCATTCGTCATCGTCCTCGGTGATGGTCGCCCATCCTCCTTTGGGACGCGAAATGATGCCACCGGGATCATAGAACGAGTTCGGGTTGAATGCCCCTGCCAACTTGAATTTTTTGTTGGCCGTAAGGTTGTTAAGGGCTGTGTTTACCAGCGAGTGCTTTAGGGTGGCAAACTCATCACCCATTACGATCATTTGCTCGGCCTTTGTGCCTTGCAGTTTGTCAGCGGAGTCTTTTTCAGAAGAGCTTTCTGCGGCAAGAAGAATGATGCCTCGCGTTTCACTTTTGACTCCATTATGCTCAAACCGAATGCGGTTCTGCGAATCCACCAACTTCCCCGGCATGAAGTTGGAGCCAAAATACTTCTCCAGATGAATCCAGATGAGTTTGATTTGCCCCCAGATTTTGTCTTTGGCTGCTGCAACTGTGGTTGACGTGACAATTACCTTTGTGTCTTGGGGGAAGATAAAAAACCACATCGCCCCAATCATTGCTAGTGTGTTTGTTTTAGACGAAGATTTGTGACCCGCAATCGAAAGTATGTTGTGTTTGTAGAAGTTGCCTAGAATCCGCATCGCGTTTGGATTCCACTCAAAGTAATAAATCCCCCTTGGATCACCAAACACGATTTTGGTGAAGTTCACAAAATGCTGCGGCCAACTCACCAACTTGTTGCCCGGAATGGCTTTCATTCGGTCATAGCCACGCAAAATGCAAAGCTCCATATACCACTCAGGACAAGGGATAATCTTGCCCTTTGGACCCCAAGGTTTGTTGGGCCAAACACGCCCATATTTGATGGCGCGATTATCTTTGACTGGTTTTGTGGCGACTGCCATTTGACAGAAGGTTATGCGTCAAGGTGAGTTTTGCAAGAGGTTACATTTTGCTAAACGTGCGTTTGGCTGGGTGATACTTCAACTTGATAGCGTTTGTCCATCCAGTAGCACGTTGCTTTTCTACAATTATCTCAACATCGTGCATGGATGCTTTCTGTTCATCGGTGTATTCTCCTTTAGTTTTCTCCATGTTTCTTTGGAGTAAAAGGATGTTGTCAGCCCCATTTACAAGTAAACTGCTACCCTTAACAGCATACATAGATGGCCTAAATCCTTTTGGCGTGACTTGTGGAGGCTTACCAAGATGAGCAACTAAGTGAACATGGCATCCAGTTTGTTTTGCAAAATCTTGTAAAACCTGAACGAACTTACCTTGCGCTGGATAATCTTCTTCAAGCGATTCAATTCGCATAAGTGAATCAATAATAAAATGCTCACAACCATAACGACGATGGGCGAACCACATCATCTCAAGCAAGTCTTTCTCCCCCATCGAACCAATGTGATCTACATAAGCAATATTATCGCCAGCGTGCTTCAAAAAATGTTCAACTGTTTGTGGTGAACAGTTCCCATCGAACATTTTGATGAGGTTGAGAAGCAACTGAGCACATGGCATTTCAAGGCTGGCAACAAACATCTTGTTCATATCGGCCAACAAATTGCACATAAGGAAGTTCAAAAAGGTTGTTTTCCCTGCGCTGCTGTATCCGGCGATAATTGTAACCTCACCGGGACGATACCAAAATCCTTCCTGATTCGTTTCCCACGTTGTCACCTTCAGGAAAGGCAACGTGAACGGCTCCGGTTTAGGAAGCATCTCTTGTTCAATCCGTGACTGTAAATCTTTGGCTAAGATTAATTTTTTCAGACTTGGAGTCTTGGCGTTCTTTACCCATTCAGCGGCATCATCCTTCGTATAACCTGCTTTAAGGCAATCATTTGCGTCTTTTTTCGGTGTCGTAATAATCAGACAACGATGCTTACCAAGGCGATTTACCACGGTTTCAGTGAATTTTGCACCGGGACCATCGGCGTCAAAAGCGATGTAAATTGTATCAAAAGCCTCTAGGTTCTCCCATTCGTGCTCAATCCATGACATTCCAGCACCGTTTGGTATGCTTAACGCTGGGAATCCCCATTGATACCAAGTCATTGCGTCAATCTGCCCTTCCGAAATGATGATCTTTCTGTCTCGATAAGACTGTTCTGGAATGGCTTGCCACCCAAAAAGAGATGGAGCGCACTCAGCATCTTGCCAAACCCGTTTATTTGCCCCTAGAGTGCGGTAAGAACGGTTTAGAAGCTCCTTTGAAGGTGAGTAGCTTGGAAACACTATGCAACGCTTCTCAGGGCATCCTAGCACCAAATACGCAGAAATGGCGTTTTCGGTCAGTTTTCTCTCATTTTTGAGAAAGTTCATGGCCTGACCTTCTGGATGAAGATTGCTACTTTTGATTTCTGGAGGTCGGCGGTAATTTTTCCGCTCCATTTTGACAGGATCAACAATGCCAAGAAACTCCTTAACTTGGCGAACAGCTTCCCCTGCTGTGATGTTTTTGGACAAACGCCAAAGATCAATCAAATCTCCTTTATCGGAGTCGGTTGACCAATCGCGCCATTGCCCTGCATAAGCCCCTGTGATGGTAACTTTGAGGCTATCTCCCGGTTTGCCAGTTACATCGCCGCACACCCAATCCCTGCCACTTTCCAACTTTCCAGCGGGAAGAAGCATTTGAGCCACCTTGAGAGCTTGACCAGCCAAACGAGCCGAGATGTCGGATAAAGTTTGCATCAGAACAGTTCGTCCGTTTCGATTGGTTCAATGACTGGTTCAGATTCAAGTTTATTTTCCGCTAAAGCATGAATGTTTTTTAAAAAACGATTTATTGGGTTTTCGAGTTCAGATTCTTCAGTGGGTTCAGGTTGCGGCTTTTGCTCAATAAACAACTCCGCTTCTTCCCTTGTGATCTTATCGGTAAACAATCCTTTCCATCCGTTACGAATTGAAGCGTCAATAGATGCCTTGACGTAATGCAAAGGGTATCGGCGTTGCTGGTCAAGTGTTCGTCTCCAACCGCTAATAATGTAACCTTCTTTGCGTTCCAATTTGTATTCAAACCATTCCGTCATTGCTTCACGGAACTCCGTTGAGTCTGATTCCTCAAAAAATGGACTATCAGTTCGAGATTTCTTGGAACGAGTTTTACGAGTTACTTTTTCTTCTTCTTTTACATCTTCTTCTTCTCTTACTTCTTCTTGGGCTGACGCTGATGACAGCGCATTACTGCTGATTACGGATTGATTACTTTCCGTTATTGTAATGCTTACGGATGACTTGTTCTTTTGCCTCTCCCTCCAACGTGCTTGAGCTTCACGATTGGCTTTGCGGCGGTCCTCATCGTTTTTGATTTCTCGATACTTGCCGTAGTTCACAATCTTCCATCCCCAAGCGCGATGATCGTTGATTCTCAACAATCTTCTCCCATCCATTTCGGGTGATCGGCTTTCTGGATCAGGACTTTCAAGGTTCTCGACAGCAGCCTTTACCTCATCAACGGTAAGACCAACCTCGTCAGCGATGGCTCTGAAATGCTTGTCCACACATCCCTCGGCATCGGCATGTGCAAGCATGTTGGTGAAGACAAGGATTTCGTGAGATTTGCCACGAAGGGTTCCTTGGTAGAGGGAGGCAAAAAGTTTGCAATACATGAAGGCCATATAGGTATAAATGGTAAGTAATCAAGAGATATTACTATAATATTACGGTTAAAGATAAACGCTTGTGATTGACGGGTGAAACTTGAATTCATTGACTCGCTACAAGATGTTGGGTGTCTCTAGTCACTTGACTCGCAAATGGGCTTTGGTTGGCTTTAGCATACTGACTCGCTTTCACTACTTGGGTGGCTTTAGATCAATGACTCGCTACGGGGCAATGGGTGGCTCTGAGGAATTGACTCGCTTCGAGGTTTTGGTTGGCTCAACGCGAATGGCTCGCTTTCTTCCCACGGGTGACTTTATATGTGTGACTCGCTTGCGCTCGATGGGTGACTTCGCTGCGCTGACTCGCTTCCTTTTAATAGGTGATTTCAAAAGCCTGACTCGCTTTCTCCGCGTGGGTGACTTGCTGCGCTTGACTCGCTAATTCTCGCTGGGTGATTTTGTGAGAATGACTCGCTTTAGTATTTTGGGTGACTTGCGGAACTTGACTCGCTCTCGTTTTCTGGGTGACTTGCGAAATTTGACTCGCTTCGAGTTCGTGGGTGACTTGGCGATCATGACTCGCTTACTCAATTAACTTTTGCTGTAATTCAAGCAGCAACAGGAAACTTCACTTCACCGTGGATCATCCCAAGTTTGCCAACACTATACTCAGGTGCAACAGCCAGGTTTTCCAACGGCCTCCAAGCCTTGTAAAGATCAACGAGGAACCGCTTAATCATGTAACGCATGGCAGCGTTGTGGCGGTGTCCTTTGCTTGCTTCCACCCATTTTGGGCTGTTCTCCAAGCGGTTCTTGTAGTTGTCGTAGTATGAGCGGTAAAAGCCACCAGCCTTGACGAAGCAAGTGCCAAGGACATACAACTTGGTTTTGAGCCAAGGGTTGTAGCGGATGCCATCACGCTCGGCAGGTTTGCCTTCCTTGTCCGTGTAGCTGATACGGTGCATGTGCTCTTTGCGGCGACTGGTTCCACGTCCGTCTGCTTCAACGCCAAAACCTGAGTATTGCCAGAGAGAGCTTGGATAGGTAGCGCGAGTAATGTCAATCTCGCACAAGATAACACCTGCCATTGTAGGACCGCAACCACGCACGTTTGCAAAGAACGCATCCCACAATGGGTGTTCCTGCACGATGTTTTCAATGCGGCGAAGGTGAGTGCTCTCGCGGGATTCAAGGTCAATGTATTGCGAGACAAGGCAAAGCTCGGTGTAGTCGGAGATTACCTCATCGCCCACGAAGGACTTCATGTTTGGCAGTTCCTTCTTCACGCCATCGGTGAGCTTCTTGTAGCTTGCACGAATGATGTCGAGGACTTCTTCGGCCTTCTCATCTTCTTCTTCCTTCTCGGAAGATTGCAGCCCTAGCTTGGCGCGGAACTGAGCACACAAACGGTTGCCCGTGTGGATGCGTAGCTTTTGCAGATCGTAGAATCCGCGAACAAGTGGGCGGATGGTTTCAGTGTTGGTGATGATGTTATTATTTGTTTTCATATTGTGGGTTGTCTTGCGACATAGGTTTGCTCGCACAAATGCGAACGAGAGTAAATCGGGATTCTGAATGTTTTTTGAATTATTTTAGACAAGAGCTTCCTGAAGTTTTTTGATGATGCCTTGAGTTTTTGTGTCTGCGGGTTTCAGGAAAATCATAAGCTGCCACATGGCATCGTTCATTAGCTCTTTGGCTTCTTTGAGTTTTGTTTGAGCCTCGTCGCGTTCTTTGCAAACCGCTTCAAGTGCCGATTGCGATAAAGTGAAAACATTGGATTCGGATGTCATATCAGTTTTGTATTGTGATTTCTTCGTTTTTCATTTCGCTGATTTCTTCGATCATATCGTCAAGGGTATCAATTACTGCATCCCAAACGTCTATGCGCTCAAACGGATTGTAGCTGGCAACTTGGATCGCTAGAAACGCAATGAGAATTTGCGTGACTTCATCATGGTGAGCTTTTGTCCCGTTAAGCAAGCGTGCCATCTGTTCGTGGAGCCTGCGTGCGGGGGATGGCTGTTTGGCGTTGGGCATTATTGGAAAACCTCGATGATTACTTTTTCTTCTTCGTCTTTTTCAGCTTTGCGCTGCGCTGTTTCAATTTTTGTTTTGCCTGCTTCGTCGCCAGATATAACTCCAGCGTATCGGCATAGGTCAACATGGTATTTTTCGCACAGGTTGTCTTCATCGAGCAATCGTTTGCGGACGCTCGTAACGCGGACAAGAACCCTTTCGCCAGTGCGTCTTTGAACTTCTTTCTTCGCCAATGGTTCATCCCCAAGATTTCGTTCCACGATGGCAGCTTTACTGGTATTTCGAGATAGAAGATCAGGGCTTGCGTTGGGGAACAGTCGGAGGATTCCATGATGGCCTAATGTCATAAAATTGGCCGATATTCCCCTCGGCCAACGGGGTGTTAAGGTTGCTTACAGATCACCAAGGAATTTCATCATCGGAGTTTGAGTCATCCACAAACGACTCTTGCTTCGCTGGACGTGGAGTAGGCTTAGAACCACCTCCACCTGAATTGAAGATGAACTCCTTTCCGTTGCCGATGATGGGCATTTTTACTTTGTTAGCCCGTTCCTCCTTGGTGGTGGCTTCCGAGCAAAAGTGAGTCTTGCCAAACTTGTCCTCGCCATCACGGTTGGATTTGATGTCGAGTTCAAGGAACAGGCTTTCGCTGCCATCTTTGCGATTGAAAACCTTGATGCGGCTTTCAGGAATGCAGATAGCGATGTAGGGCTTTCCGTCTTTAGCTGTGATTTTCTTCGCGCCTTGCAGTTTAAGCAGGTCGAAGGATACGTTGATAGTGTTGTTAGGCATGTGTCTTTGTCTTTGGTGTTTGTCTTACTTGATAATGTGGCATTGAACTGATGTTGTTGGTGTTTCAAACAACTCAACTGCAACTGCGGATGGCAGTTTATCTACAAGTTGTTGTCCAATCCACCAAGCAATATTCTCTGCCGTGGTTTCAAAATCAAAACGATCATTTAAAAAAGAATGATCTAAACTTTCAGTAATAGGTCTAACTGCTTTTGCAATATCAGCATAATCAACTACCCATTCTTTATTTGGATCAAGTATTCCTTCGCAATGCACTCTAACTTTATATGAATGACCATGTAATCTGCCACATTGATGACCAACAGGAACTTTTGTAAGTTGATGAGCAGCTTCAAACGAAAAATCTTTCCAAAGTTTGAATGTTTGATTTAATCTTTCTTTGTTCATAGTAATTCTAGTTGTGGTTGTTTTCCATTATCTGATTCTTCTAAATATAATTTTAATCCAGCAAGTTGTTTAGCATCTCCACGAAACCAACCTGTTCCATCACAAGATTCAGCACCCGCATTATGAGCCATCCATAATAAACGGTATGTGTTGACTCGTCCTACATGGACCCGACTAAATGATTTTGTCCATGTCATTAAATTACGCCATTTCCATGATGTTGAACCTCCAATGAATACAACAGATGCTTCTTTTGGAACATCAGATGGAGTCATGCCATCTTGAGCAGCAAAAGCCAAAGGAACACCAAAAGCTGAAAGAGCAGGATAATGATGTTCCCATAGTCGCAGTGTTTCATCTCTATTCCCAACAGAATCTGGAACCACTACCCACATGGGCTTCCATGCTGCATAAGTTTCTAAAAAAGTATAAAGAGGTTCCTCATTCCATATTCTATTTTGTGTAAAAGCTCCAAATACTCCATTGTCTAATGCCCAAGGAACATTTTGTCTAGGCTCCCTAAGAGAATCAACAGAATGTAAGTGACCTAATCTTTTAGGATGACGACCAAATAAATAACCACATTCAAATCCAGTATTATTTGATGGCATGACAATCATTTGATCCACCTCCTTTTCTCCCATGCAGGAACTTCAAGCTGGATGATTCCTTTTGTGTATCCCGGCCATTTATTTGTGGCAACGCACGTTTTGTAGCTTTCAATGCAGTGCTTCATTTGAGCACGACCAATCTCAAGAGCTTCTTCGGGTGGCTGATAGATCACAACATCGAACGGGTCTTGCGTCTCAACCACGAGCCAAAAATAAGCAGGTGGTTCTTCAAGGCCAAGCTCAAGAGCCAACAAAGATTCATACCATGCTGTTTGCATAGGGTAACGAAGGCCAAAGGCTTTCTTCCCCCACGTTTCAGGGTCGGCATCTCCCGTTGTCTTGAAGTCCAGAATGATCGGCTTACCAGCTTCGTCATACCCATACGCATCCAACCTGCCCTTTAACGGCACATTTTCGTAGTGCTGCACAATACCGACTTCTCGGTGCGGACAAAGTTTAAGAAGATATTGCGCGTCAAGACTAGCTTGCACAGCGGTTGCTGCCCTCACTACAATTTCATTATCTTCCTGCGTCACGATTTCTTTGCCAGCGTGTTTATCGCGCCACGCCTTACCTTCTTTGGTGCGAAGGTCGAGATCAGCAGGACGAACGATGTAGGAAGGTTGCTTGCCCTCCAAAACAATGCTGTGAACTGCGCTACCAATAATCATTTCCCGTGAAGGCTCAAACTTGCGATTGAGAGCGGCTTGGAAGTGCTTGGGCGATTTCAGCAGTGATTTAGCTGAAGAATAATTGAGAGCGGGATGCGCTCGGTAGGTGGCTTCGTCGTGGATAATCATGGCGCGACCTCCTGCTGGCTTGGAAGGTTGAGAGAAACAACGGGTTTTGGCGTGATGTCAATTTCCGTGCGGATGTCTTGATCTTTGTCAACGTGCTCGGCAATCTCAGGTGAGAGCGGAAGCAGTTTACACAAACGGCGGAGGGTTGTTTTCTTCGCCATTTCCCCAAAATCAGTTGCCCAAGGTCCATTGTTACCACTGCGACTGCGTTTGCGAATGGCATCCACTTCATCCTTGGTCATGGTTGCAGTTTGCGTTTCGCCGGACTTGAGAACGGCCTCGGCATACACAGCTTGCATTTCGCCACGGGGTTTGCGCCAGTCAATCTTGTGCGTGACCTTACCGTTTTCCCATGAGAACTCATCATTTTCGCAGACAAGCTCGGAACGAATGCTGACCACATCGCCCGAACGACGAACGAGTTCTAGCAGACCTTTGTAGTCAAGGATCAGCGTGACTTCGTTGCCATACGGGATGAGATGCGCCCGACGACCATCAGGCTCAATGCCCATAGCTGCCATATCAAGCAAGCATTTAAACAAGCTGGCTTGCGTGCAGTCTTGCAGCTTCGGTGTGCGCTGAAGGGCATTCAAAGCGATACGGCTGAAACGCTCAGGCGTAAGATGCGCTGGAAGCGCGAGGGAAACTTGTTCGCGGAACTTATCTCCGCTAATCAGGTCTTTGAGTGTCGCTTGCTGCTTCGCAAGCTGACGGGTTGGTGCTGCTGTTTCTGTATTTTCTGTGCTCATGTGTTTTGTATTTGGGTCTGAGTTGATTTTTAATTGCCACTGCCACTGCCACTGCCACTGCCACCGCCATCGCCATAGCCACTGCCATAACCACCACCGCCACCGCCACTGCCACTGCCATCGCCACTACCACTACCATAACCATCGCCATAGCCACTGCCATAACCACCACCGCCACCGCCACTGCCACTACCACTGCCACTGCCATCGCCATCGCCATCGCCGCTCACAGTGTTACACGGCCCTTCTCCGTGGTGTTTAATCTTCAATGAATTGCTCATAGGTTTTATTGGCACGTTCGGTGATTGGGATAAACTCAATAACATTGGTTAAATAAATCTCACCAGTTCGATTGAGGCGACCTCCTTTAATTCCGTTGTTAGCTACTGCGGACAAACTCAGACCGCCACCTTCCCATTTCCAAAGCCTTAATGCGTTATTGAGAAGAACCTCCATTCCGTTTGTGACACTCACCACATCGCCAATGTGGACTCCAGCAGAGTAAGTGCGGATTACGCAACGCCTACCAATCATGGGATGAGCGCCCTCCGGTTGTGGTTGTGGTTGGTTGGAAAACAATGCTGCAATAGCTTTTGCTTCACCAATGGTCATGTTATCAATGTTCATATACTTATTAGTCTTGTGTTTTAGTGTTCCTCAATTCCACCGAGGTCTTCGGCGTCCAAAGCAGAGGGGCTTTGGAAAATTGTCTGATCCTACCAATGACAGGCGTTTTCGGCACGGTCATGTTTAGGTAATCGAGAGCGGCAAGGATGCCAGGAGTGCGGTTGATTTCAATGGTCATATTGATTTATTTAAGGGTTTCGAGGGGGAAGGCAGCGAGGATGTGTTGTAGGCTGATCCGGCAGATGCTCGCGATTTCGTTGCAAAGCTTGTCATGTGTCGAAGCGTCGGGAGCGCCATCGGCATAACCTTCTGTCGCATTGTAGAGACAGAGCCAGTCGTTAATTGCCACCCGTGTTGCTCTCCATCCAGCCTCGGCGTTGCCAGCGCAGGCAGCGATGAAGAAGGCGTCCTCAATAGATACTTCGGCGGCTGACGCAGCGCAGTCTCCGGGGTCTATGATGCGGGGGAATGACGCGCCACCGTTGCCCCCCTCGTAAGTTAATTCCCACTCCCCCGGCGTCCGCTTTGAGGCGATGCCGATGAGACGTTCAAGATGTGCGTCAATGAGTTTGAGGTGGTCGAGTTGGGTGGGGGTCATAGCTGTTCTTTGATAATTGAGATTGCTACCTTTACGAGGCGATCCCCGTTTTTGTGTGCAACAGGCCACGGATTGCCTGTGTCTGAACAATGACGTTTCTTGGCCTCTTTTTGAGTTCCGGCATTGCTAGCGGCGTAAAGGTTGCCGGACGAATGAATTACCATCCATTGTTTAGTTTTCATGGCAGGATTCCTTTCGTTTTGAGGAATGCGATGCTGCGTTGGCGAGCGGTGGCGGAAAAACAATCTCTAGGCATAAATGTCATCTCCCAGATGTGTGCGCGATACGCGTCGTGTTCTGCGTCCGTCAGCGTCTTCTCAAACTCCGCGCAGGCGTTGCGGTCGTTGAGGTAGTCGGGGAGTCTTTCTGCGACATAGCAAAACTCATCATACGGAGATTCCCATCTTTGCGGGATCATGGACTTTCCGTTGTCCATAAATAGCTCTTTGTAGCCAACGCTTTCCGCAATCGCGATTCTCATTTGTTCGTCGGTCATGGCAGGAAGGGTTGGAGTTTGATGAGGGCGTCATAAACATAAATGTGAAGGACGCTGGCACCGGACACTTTTTCGGCAAAGGTCAGTTGCAAAGACACTTCCCTGATGGCTTCGCGCATGGCTTGGACCTGGTCCCGCGCCTCGTCGCGCTCGCGCTCCACCTCCAAGAATTGCGCCAATGGCACGACAAAAGCGGAACGTGGAAAGTCTTGAGCTTCTTTGTATTCCGAATCCGTCTCAGGTGTGGGTCGTGGTGTGCTCATGGTGGTTATTTGTGTTTATTCTTCTTCGGTTTCTTGTTCGCGTTCAAAACAAATCTCGCAGAGGTATGGGTCGCCTCGCTTGATTTCTTCGGTGTTGAGTTTCACGTTGCAATCATCGCAACGTATGGCGTAGTATTCATCGTATTGACGATCACTTGGGATCATCGAGTTTCCGTGGCGGCTCATAAGATTTTGAAAAGTAAGTGAATGGCGGCGATGATCGTGGTGGTGATCCACGCAACGATTAAAATATCAGCGAGTAGTTTCATGGCTTTGCGGCTCTTGCTCGTTAAGGTAATCAAGGATGGACAGTGTGTGTTGCCCATTCGGAAATTTCTCTCCGTTTACCCAACGATAAACGCTGGATGTGTGGACTCCGCACTTCTCGCGTATAGCTCGGATGAAGGCCATAGGCGAAGGCGATTCGTTGTGATGCTTGCGGAGGAGTTCGACTATTGAGTTTGGTGTTGTCATAGAAAATTAGGTGTGGTGTTTTCCCGAAGCCATGCGGCTTGAGATTCTTTTATGGCCGTGTTGCTTGCTGCCCATGCTGCTGCGTATGCTGCTGTATTTACTGCCCTTGCTACTGTTCTTGCTGCCCATGATGCTGCGTTTGCTGCGTCTGCTGCGTATGCTGCTGCTTCGTATGCTGCGTATGCTGCTGATGCGTATGATGCTGATGCGTATGATGCTGCTGACCGTGCTGCTGCAAGCTCGTCATCACTTGCTTTGTCTTGAGCATATTTTTCGGCAACATCAATTGCTTCAATGCTTCGAGGATCGGTCATTAAATGTTGAACTTGACGAGCACAGAACACCGCGAACAAACGCAGTTTTTTATCCGTCAATACCGAAGGTCGCGTGGCAACCCAAAGCAGCCAAGCTGGTTTGGCTTTTTCCCACACTTCTTTCATTGAGGCGCAGGAGGCTAAAGCCCATTTTTTGCCTTCTTCGCAGGCTTTGTGCTTGGCGCAAAACTGTTCGATGGTCATATCTTGTGTCATATTATTGAGGCCGATTTACGGCTCTTTCTCAGGTAGGCAAATGGTTTTTGAATTTATTTTTGCGGCTCTTGTTAATTCGCGGCTTTCATTAAGATTTATCGTTGTTGTCGGGGCCAATCCAAAAAGGTTCTCCCGGCTTCAGTCCCCTCATTTCGCAAATCTGATGCGCTGCTCTTACCAAAGCATTGCCAACAACGGCTTTTTCGTGAATGGACAAATTATTACCATCGGGCATTCTGATTGTGGCGCTAAATGGTTTCCACTGAGCATTGCTTTTTGATAAACTTTCAAATACAATCACATCATCTTTTGATTGAGCAATTTCGATCATCATAATCATGCTCTCCTTTCTGTGATTTCCAGAGCAATCTTCCCGTTGATACAATCTATTGCGTCTTCAATAGAAATTGTCCAATAGCGATAAGATGCTAAATTTTCTCCAGCGTTTTGACACCAGAAAAACAAAACTGTATCTTTGATCCAGTTAATCCCTGAAAATTGAACGCGATATTCGCCAATCATCCAATTTCTTTTTTCAAGCCTAGAGGCAATAATGCTGATGGCTTGGTTAAGTTTTTTTGCTCCTGTAAGCGATTTTAGTTCTGATGAAGAAATACTTTTGTTCATATTGTTGAGATTTAAGTTTAATCATTTGATTCGCATTTGTGCAAATAAAATCGTAATTATTTTTTCGCGGCTCTTACACTGGCAGTCCGTGGTGATCGCATTCAACCACGTCCAGCAGCGTAGAACCGGGGCGGTCCCATGATCGCCAAACGTGGCTGGCGGAGAGGCCGGGGAGCGTGATCGAATAGGTTTTTGCGGCTATTCGGTAGGAGATGAGGAAACGGGCAAGGCGTGGTTTCATGGTTGTTTTAAAATAGCAGCAGCAAGAAAACGCTCTTGGGGACTAGCGGTTGGATCGTTGACCATAGCTAGCAGTCCTGCCTTTCGATCCTTCGCCCAATGAGAGGAATGCTGACGCAAGCAAGGCATAGCTGGATATTGCACGGCAGCAGGTAATGTTTGAGCTTCTTCAGCAAGGTCAATAGCTTCTGCTATGAGGGCGGCAACGTCTTTCGTGGCGTTTTTGGTGGGGAAGGACGAGCGCATTTCGGGGCAGCTAATCCAACCTTTTTCATCTTCGTTCAGTTCAATGGTAATTGTAATTTTCATCGTTGTTATTATTGTTTTGTTCAGTTTGCTGCTCTTGCCACCAGTAGCGGCGGCGGGAAAGTTTTTGGTCTTCGCGTTCTCGCCTGATGGCGGCCTTGCGAGCTTCCATCGCGGCGAAAAGGCGGGAAAGTTTGGCTTCAAGTTCGGGATTCATGGCGTGGCTTTCAATCTTCAATCTGCCAGAAACCAAAATCAGAGCCGTCGCCGGGATGCGCCCCAAAATAACAATTTTCAAGAGCGGCGTCATTGAGGGCATCGAATAGGCTTTCAAGTAGAAAAGCGGCATCATCTCCGCTCCACCATTCCGATTTATCGCCCTCATCCGTCACATAGGCCGGAATCGGGCCGAAAGGCAGAAGCATGAATTGAGAATGCGCTGCATGATCCACCTCTTCCAAGGCATCAAGAAAGGCGGGGATCAAATCTTGCGGTCGCATGGTGCCGTGAATAATTGTCGTATTTGGTTTCATATTGTGTTCTTGGTTTGTTGTTTGTTTGCTGGCGCTTTTGGCGCTCAATGCCGCGCCCCCGTTAAGAGGCGCGGGATGAACGTCAGAGAATAGCAAGCGCGGCGGCAAGACCAGCACTTAACCAGAGAGAGAGCCATGTGATGCCCTCGCGAATTTGGCGACTTCTGGCGAGCTTTTGAGACGTGGCGCGATAATGGGCGCGGAGGGAATTGTGATCTTGAGTCATATTGTGAGGTTATAGGGATTTTAACCATTCTTGTTTGAGAGCATATCCGCCCTTATGATCCGGTTGGCCATTGCGCGTGCTATGAGCTTCCGGCGTGCCGTTAGGCCAAAGGCAATGACCGAGTGAATAAACAAGGTGAAATCCCATGTCCATGCCGCAACCGCCAACGACGATCGAAAAATCATCGCGGTTCAGTTTTTTATCCATCGCAACCGCCGCTGTTCCTGTGATGTTTCGCGGCTTGCCATCCTGTATGACAAAAAGCGAGATGCGGCGGGACATGCCAGAGGTGGATACATGGCGTAAAATGCAATAGACCGTTTCGCCGGGCTTGATAAAGCTCAACAAGTCGGCCTTAGCTTGTGCTCGGTAGGCCTCTTGGCCTGCTTTGCGGCTCATTGTCTTCACATCGCGCCACGTTGAGGGGTCCGAGGTGGTATAGATGCGGCCATCTTTTGTGCGGATGTAATAGCGTTCATTCATATCGTGGTTTGGGTGTCTGGTTTGTGTTTGGGGGGGGATTACATTTCCATGTATGTGTGAGGGGCGGGATCAGGAATGCAGCATTCAGGACGTTCCAAGCGCATTTTTAAACAGCGGTTTGCCTCGCGTTGCGC